GCTCGTACCATCAGAGGTCGGGAAGTTGATCGGGTTGCCGCTGGCGGTCTGGATCACCTCGGCCACGGACCGCATCCCCCCGAAGGCCTTCAGGGCGTCGAGGATAGAGGCGGCCACCTCGGTCGCGACCGTGAAGCCGCCTTCCGAGTTGGTCGTGGTGGACATCACGTTCTTGATCACCGCCATGTCGGCGGCGTCCATGACCGCGTCCCCGCCGCGGAGCCACTTCTGATAGACGGCCCGGCCGGCGCTCACATTCCCGCCGTCGTGGGCGGCCCGGGCGGACGCCTCGGCCACGCGGGAGTCGAGCGCATAGGCGACAACTTTTTCGTTGAACGCGTTGATCCGCCGGATGCTGGCGTCGATCTCGTCGATCTTGGCCATGCCGGTGTCGTAGACGGCCTGGGCCTCGGGGCCCCAGGTCTGGGTCTTCTCCATCAGAGCGTTCAGCTCGATGGCGATGGCGCCCCGCTGTTCGCGGAGATCCTGGATTGATTTCGTCATTGTAGTCTCCTGGGAAAGCCGGGGGCTTCCCGGCAGGGTGTCTGCTTGCGCCCGGGGCGCTCAGGCAGCGGTGGAGAGCAGGCGGACCGCATGGCGGCGATTCCGGTGCTCGTGTTCGAATTGCGGGTCGGCCTCGGCCTGGACGGGCGGGGGCTCCGGGGCCTCGGGGGCCGCGACGGGGGCGAAGGTGACCTGCGTCCCTTCGGTTGAAACCTGAACCGTCTCCGCCGCCGGGGCTTTGTCGTAGACGCTCAGATCCCAGGCGGCCTGGGCGGTGGCGGGCTTGGCTTCCGACACCCGGTCGGCCAGGCCGGCGGTCACGGCCTCGGCGGCGGTGTACCAGGTCTCGGCGGACATGGCGGCGGCCCAGGCCTCGGGCTCGCCGCCGGCCTTGGCCTGGTAGGTCTCGACAATGGACGCGTCGATCTTCTCCAGCAGGGCGGCGGTCGCCAGGAAGTCGCCCTTGTTGCCCAGGCCAATGGTCCAGGCCTCGTGAATCATCATCATCGAGCCCGGGGCCATCACGGTCTCGGCGGCGGTCACGGCCAGCAGGCTGGCGGCGGAGGCGGCCACGCCGTCCACATAGGCCGTCACCTTGCCGGGGTGCTCGCGGATCGCCTGGGCCATGGCCCGGGCTGCAAAGACGTCCCCGCCGGGGGAGTTGATGCGCAGCTCGATGTCCCCGCCCATAGCGCGGATTTCGCGCTGGAAGGTCTCCGCCGAGACCCCGCCCAGCCAGGCGGCGTCCGCATCCGAGGCGACGATCACGTCGTAGATCACCAGGCGGTTGCCCTCGGCGCGGAAGGACCCACGGCCCCGGTTGGCCTGGATCAGGCGGTGCAGCTGGCGCATCAGGAGGCTCCGTCGGAGGTCGGTTCCGGCTCGGCCGGATCGAGGGGGTCAGGGTCCGCCGCCGGCGTCGGCGCAGGCGCGGCGGTCGTCGGGAAGGGCGTCTCGGGCTGGCGCTTCAGGCTCAGCCGCTCGCGGACCTCCTCCACGGTCATGAAGGCGGGCTCGCCGGCCCGGCCCAGGGCGATCCGGTAGCCTTCCAGCAGGGTCTTGAAGTCGGCCCGCTCCAGCTCGGTCGTGTCGAAGGCCAGAACCCGGCGGCTGGTTCGGATCAGCTTCCGGTTCAGCTCGGTCTCGATTTTGCTGAGGTGCTGGCGCAGGGTGTAGCGGACAAAGCCCACGCCCATGGCCTCGACCCCGGAGCCCCAGCTGGTGGTCTTCTCGTTGTGGCCGATCATGAACGGGGGCACCCCGTAGATCCGCGCGATCTCCTCGACCGCGAACTTCCGGCTCTCCAGCAGCTGCATCTCGTCGGCCGGGACCGACAGGGGCGCGGTCTTCAGGCCCCCGGTCAGGACCATGGGCCGGCGGGCGTTCTCCAGGCCGCCATGGCGCTCGGTCAGCTGCTCGCGCAGGGCGTCCACCTTCTCCGGCGGCAGGGTCTGGTCCGTGGTCAGCACGTAGTCCGGGCGGGCCCCGTTCGAGAAGAAGCGCGCCGAATACTCCTGCATGGCGCTGGAGACCGGCCCGGCCAGGCGTAGGGCCACGCGCAGGGGCGACAGCCCCCGGACGCCGTCGTACCCGAAGCCGGGTACATGGATCATGTCGCGCTGGTCGATCACCTCGCGCAGGTTGGAAGGGCTCGCCGGGAGGGTCGGATCGGGCAGGATCTCGTAAAGCAGGCTTAGGCCGCCCGGCGCCACGACTGGCGTCACCCGATCCCAGGCCAGGGGCTCCAGGCCCGTCAGCCCGCCATTCGGGTCGCGCCGGATGCGGATGAAGGCGTCGCCGCGCAGCAGCAGGGACTGGCCCAGATGCTCCCACCCCGCCGAGGCGGACCAGCGGGGGGTCCATTCCTCGTTCAGGATCCACCAGAGGCGGTCATTGTGCAGGCGGTCCCGCTCGCCGTCGGCGGCGCGGGCGTAGATCTCGACGGGCAGGGACGCGATGGTCCCGGAGATCAGGTTCACCGCGGCATAGACCGCCGAGACGGTCAGAGCGCTCTTCTCCGACAGGACCGGGAGGCCCGAGGTCGGGAGGGAGTCGCCAAAGATGCTGCCTTTCAGGACTTCCCAGGAACCGGCGTTCTGAGGCGCGGGCGCGGCTCCGCCGCCGAACCAGGTGCGCAGGCTGTCGAGGAGGCTGGCCATCAGAGGAAGATGATCTCCGGCGCTACGCGGGCCTGGGGGTTACGCGACATCAGGGCGACCGCGTTGAAGGCCGCCATCAGGGGGTCGATCTTGGCCTTGCCGGCCGCCTGCTTGGTGATCAGCACCGCGTTCCCGCGTTGCTCGACCTTGGCGTTCCCGACGGCCCAGGCCATCAGGTCCTGGCCGCCGTGCTTCAGGGTTCCGTCCGCCAGCTTCCGTTCCGTTCCCCAGATGGCGCCGGCGATCCGGTAGCCCTGCGGAATGCCGACGACCTGGTCGCCGGTGATGTCCCGTTCGGCCAGGGCGTCCACCAGGGCGGCCACGCCCTGAGGGTCCAGCCCCACGCCGGCCGCCTCGGGCAGCAGGCCCGCGTCGCGGACCCGGGCGACCAGCTGGGCGGCCTCGACCACGTCCTGGGTCGGGCGCTCGCATCGGGTCAGCTCGCCGGCGGCCTCGAACCCCTCCAGGAGGGGGATGATCTCTTTGCGCCGCTCATAGACCTCAGGGTGGGCCCAGGCGTGCGCCCAGAGCAGCCAGTCCTGGGTGTCGCGGTCCCGGCCCAGAACGGCCAGGCCCATCAGGTCGTCCAGGCCGCCGCCGTCGATCCCGACCACGGCCACTTCCGACCGGGCCAGCAGGTCGTCCAGCTCGACCAGGTCGGGCGAGGTCGCGGCCAGCCAGTATTCGGCCCCGATCCAACGGTCGGCCCTCAGGGCCATCCCGATCTCGACGTTGAAGTGCTGGCTGGCCAGCAGGGCCAGGGCGTCCTTCCCCGTCCGCTCGGCGGTGACCAGGGCGTTCTGCAGGAACTGGATGTCGACGCTGCGGCCGAGGTTCGGGTTCACCCGGGGCCAGACCGCCGGGTTCTTCCAGCCGTCGCCCTGGGCCACGTCGTCGGGCAGCTCGTAGAGGACGGGCAGGCGCGGAAGGCTCAGGGCCCCGTCCCGCACGTCCCGGGCGATCTCCAGCTCAGCCTTGAAGACGCCGCTGGGCGGGGTCTTGGACTGGGTCGTGATCTGGATCAGGAAGCCGTCCGGCCTGGCGGCCAGGGCTCCACGGATCTCCACAAAGATGTCCGCAGCGTTCGACTTCTTGGCGAAGACGTGGGTCTCGTCGATCAGTATTCCCGTCGACTTCGACCCGGTGATGACGTCGGTGTCGGCGGCCTTGATCTTGAGTTCCGCGCCGCTCGCCCGGTGAACGATGGTCTTCAGGTGCTCCCGGAGGTGGAACAACTTCAGGAGTTCCGGGTCGGCCTTGATGATGCCTTCGGCCTGTTTGTAGCTGATCCCTGCGATCTCCATGGTCGGGGCGATCAGCAGGAACTCGGCGTTGGGCCGGCGATTGACAATCATCGCCGTGACCATGATCGCCGCGGCGTAGGACGACTTCCCGTTCTTCTTCGGGACCAGGAGGAAGATCT